CACTAATGTATCATGTCCCGCAAAATTGTGATATCAATTTAGTGATCAGAGATGGCAAGGTAAAAGATACGCTTGAACAAGTTCGTATGCAGCCCTCTGTTATTCAGTGCAAAAAATTCTAAAATTTGGAGAAAAGGGACTAAAAAATGTGGTATAATAATATCAACAACAAAAATTAAATATCACGCTGGTACAAAAGCGCTTAAATCACTCCCTGATTAGGGGGCGATTTAGGCGCTTTTTTGCATTTTACGGAGGATTTCATGGAGATAATTTATAAAAAAACTGATGAGCTTATCCCATATATCAACAATCCACGCAACAATGATGAAGCAGTTGATGGCGTTGCAAGCTCAATAAAAAACTTTGGATTTAAAGTTCCGATTGTAATTGATTCTAACGGAGAGATTATAAATGGTCATACTCGATTAAAAGCAGCAAAGAAATTAGGTCTCGAAGAAGTCCCTGTTATTACGGCTGATGATCTAACACCAGAACAAGTAAAAGCATTCCGAATTGCAGACAATAAGGTTGCTGAAATTGCAACGTGGAATGAAGAGCTTTTAAATATTGAACTTGGGGAGTTAGCTGAACTTGATTTTAACATGGAAGAGTTTGGATTTGGAGATTTTGAGGAGATAAAAGAGATTGAAGAAGACGTTGATTTTGATGTAACTCCTCCAGAAGACCCTACTTCACAGGAAGGCGAGATTTACCAATTAGGACGTCATAGACTTATGGTTGGAGATTCTACCAGTATTGAACATGTCGTAGCTCTTATGGGCGGGCAGCAGGCAGATTTGCTATTGACTGACCCGCCATATAACGTGGCCTATCAAGGGAAAACAGAAGATGCACTTACCATAGCAAACGATTCTAAAACTTCTGGGGATTTCCACTTGTTTTTAGTAAATACATTCGAAGCAGCAAGAAGTGCAATGAAAAAAGGTGCAGCCTTTTATTGCTGGTATGCATCATCAGAAGTTGTCAACTTCCATACCTCAATTGAAGAAGCAGGATTCATGGTTAAACAAGAGCTTATTTGGAGTAAAAATCAAATGGTTCTTGGTAGACAAGATTATCAGTGGAAACATGAACCTTGTTTATATGGTTGGTTAGAAGGTGCTTCGCATTCTTGGTATTCTGGCCGCAATCAGACAACGATTCTTAATTTTGATAAACCTCAAAGAAACGGTGATCATCCAACCATGAAACCTGTCGCCCTATTTGACTATCAAATGAAAAATTCAACTAAGGAGGGGGACATAGTACTGGACCTTTTCGGAGGTTCGGGTACAACTTTAGTTGCTGCAGAACAAAATGGAAGAAATGCCTATCTCATGGAATTAGACCCACGATATGCAGATGTAATTATTAGGCGCTGGGAGGAACTCACAGGAGAAAAAGCAATAAAAATAAAATAGGAGGATATTATGACTGCAAAAGGTAAATTAACCGAAAAGCAAGAAGGTTTTGCATTTGCGGTCGGTTATGAAAGTAAGAGCTATTCACAGGCTTACAGAGAAAATTATAAGGTAAACCCCGAAACCAGTGACAAGACTATCTGGGTCAAGGCTTCTGAACTCGCAAATAACGGTAAGGTTACGGTAAGGATTGATTACTGGAAATCTCAACGTATAGAGGAATCAAAACGTGCTTTCTCTTGGGATTTAAAAGAAGCTGAAAAAGAGTTACGTGCAATCATCAAGAAGAACAAAAATGACTTACTTCGTGCTGAACAGCATGGAGAAAATGCCAACCCAGCAATTATCAATACTTCGATTAGTGCTATTAAAGTACTGAATGAAACATTCGATAAAATCACAAAAGATTACAGCGACTTGCAGAAACGTAAGGACCATGCTGAGGTTGAAATACTAGAAAACAAAAATAAACTTTTGGAAGGATCACTTGGGGAAACTAATGGAGACGAGAAAATATCAATTGAGTTAAACATATGAGTAAGGTCGAAATTAATAGTACAAGTGATGTAATTAGTAAACATAAGCCATTATTTGATAGGATTTCTGGGAAAAATAAGAGCAATACGTTTGTTTTGTCTGGCGGTCGTTCTAGTTTTAAATCTTATGACATTAGTCTGGCTCTTGTAGTAGATAAGCTCTATCACTACAAGTTCAATAAGAAAGCAAATGCTATCGTATTCATGCAAAAGAAAGAAGAAATACGAGACGGAGCATTTAAGCAAGTTATCTCTGTTATTTCAGATTTAGGATTAACTGAACTATTTAAGTTCAAGACTAGTCCATTTGAAATTGAATTTATCCCAGATGGTTCAGTGATTAAGTTTTATGGTCTGAATGGACAACAAGGTAAGAAAGCAAATGCTATCGACAATATTTCTTGGATTTGGTTTGAAGAATGTGACCAGTTTGATAGTGCAGAAAGTATAAATGCAACTCTTGATACTGTCATGCGGCACAACATACCAGGAGAAGAAATTAAGGTTGTTTATGCATTCAATCCCCCAAGAAGCCGACATCACTGGATATTTGAATTTATAAAAACTCTAGATGCTCTATGTATCCACACAACTTATCTTGATGATGATACAGATAAGAAAATATTATCCAAGCAGCAAATAGACCGTATTGAGAAGTTTATGGAAACAGACCCTTCTTGGTATTCATGGAACTATCTGGGTATTGTACCTACTGATGTTGAAACGGACTTCCCAGACCTCATAAGACCAGACAATGAGCTTGAGCTTACGGAAAATGATTATGTATTCATTGGTATTGACTCGGCTACCAAAGGTAAAGACGGAACGAGGGCTTGTGTGCTTGCGTATAACGCTGTAAGTCACAAAATAAAGCTAATTGGTTTCGAGTCATTTGATGATATCTGGGAGGATGGATATACGTCATATAAGGTCGGTACTGACATAGTCAACTTTGCAAGGTCTTTAAATGCAAATGCTGTTTATATCGATCCAGCTCACGGCCAACATATTATTGATGCAATGGTTAAACAAGCACCAGAAATACATACAGGGCGCGTGAACTTCGGTAACAAGACATCAGATAAAGCTAAAGGACGTGCAGAGTTAGCGACTAACAGGCGAGCTGAGATGTATGTAAATGCAAGTGACCAGTTAAGGTCAAAACGTGTTGAAGCTTATTGTGATGTATCAGAGCTTGAAAAGCAGTTGAATGCTACTGAGTTGGAAGTTGATACCAAGCAAATAAAAGTTATTCCAAAAGATATCATCAAGCAACGAATAGGCAAATCGCCAGACGAAGCTGATTCATTTGTATTAGCTATTCAAGCTATCTATGATCGCATGAAATTGTAGATGTTGAAATAAAACTTGTGTTTTACGGAAAGATGTTTTTATAACAAACCGCAGTGTTAAGCTATTCTTTCATTTTTAATCAGTGAGAAGCTGTAAAAACACTCTATTATGTCAATAAAATTAAGATTATGAGTGAAATCTAATCAATAAAATATACCTACATTTGTAGGTTTAATGTCTGTGTAGCCAAGAGGTAAGGCAAGGCTCTGCAAAAGCTTGATCGCTGGTTCGAATCCAGTCATGGACTTAAATAAATGGAGAAAATACAAAATGGCTAGAAAAACAATAAATTGTAAATACTGTAATGATAAAGGTTGTCATGGAGAATGTACAAATTACATCTTGGCCATGATGGACCATAATGCAGGACGTGAAGAAATTGACAGATTACTGAAAGAAATTCCTAAATTTAACTATATCCTCAGCGAAAAGATTAATGCCATTTTTGGTACTGATTTAGAAGTTGCACAAGGGTCTAAATCAGTTGCGGATAAGACTGAGGAATTCGAAAAATTCTTATATAGTGCTAATGCGAATGGAAACACCAATCTTTATGAAATTAAAAAGGCAATTAAAGAGAAGGAAATATTCGGAGAAGGATATCTTTTCTTTGATACTGAAAATGTATATGCCCTTGCTGAGTCAGAAATTAGTTCATTCCAAGAAGCAGAAGAAGATCCAATTATTGATAATATTTTGTATTACACAGTGGGTGATGTTTCAGTGCCAGAAGAGCTTAAATTTCCAGAAGCAGGTTTTATCAAGCAGGAAGCAGGATATATCATTGCTCCTAGTAACTTGATTAAGTTTAAGTCAGATACATATGCTTTGAACTCAGACTTGAAGCAGCTGCAAATCCTGCTTGAAATCAATCGCAAAATATTCGAAAGTACAACTCGCAGGGACTACGGAGATTTATATTTCTTTACTACAGAACCTAAAGGCGGCCTTGTATCCGCAGTTGCTAATGTTGCTAATCGTATTAAGAATACAGCAAATGAAGCCATTAAAAAGATGCGCCAACGTATAGCTGATTCGATTAAAGAAAATAAAGTAGATGATTCAAATGTAGTTGTTTTTGATGAAACTTATAAGGATATGAAGCAGGCCCAACCAATCACAAAGGTTACTGATTATAAATTCATCTGGGATAAACAAGACAACATTGTTTCATCAGTCCTTAATTTTCCTATGCTGCTTGCAGGTCTTGGAGATGAAGCTGGTAATGTCAGCAAGGAAGCTCTACTGAAAGAAGCAAGGGCTAATACTCTAACACCAATCAAAGCAGACACAGCAAATTCATTAAGTATGATTGCTAAAAAGTTGTTTGGAGAAGAATATTATTTACGATTCCAAGACTACAGCGAAGTTAATGCTGACTTCGAAGAAACTCCTAAAAAAGTAACTACTCAAACAGAAAACTAAATACATGACCTGCCAAAAGTCACGAAACTGGGTGAAAGGAGATTTATGTTTGTTCTAAAAACAAAAACGGGTTATGCGATCCCAATTGCAGAGTTCGATAAGGTTCAGAAAAAGAATCTTGAAAGTATCAAGTTTTATAAAAAAATCATCAAAGATTTTGACAAACTTACAGCTTACTACCCAGAGGTACTTTTTAAAAACGTATCACGTATGAACTCTGATGGAACAATGGATATCATCATTGATTCTGGTGTTGCAAACGAAATTCACACAGGGTTCTTGCCTAAACGTTATTACAAAGCACTACGTGTGAAAAAAGATAAAGGGCTTCTCGGCTTCCAGAAATGGAGCTATATAGATATGATTCAAGTTCCAGAGAAAGATATTATTGCTGATTTTACACAGTCGCAAAGTATCGCTGAGGTTGAGGAAATCTTAGAAGCTATCACAAAGAAAGGAGTCAAATACTTTGACTAAATACTTAAAAGCCGTACTCCATGCCAATGGAGAAACACAGGAGTTCTCAACTCCAGAAGATGCTAAACATTTCCGTGCTGCATTTGATGCAACCTACTTTAAGTCTGCTGACGGTGCTACTGAATATGGTGTGACTGCGCGTGCCTCTGCATTTGCTGTACTTACTGTTGATACAACAGCTACACCACTTGCTGATAAGCCAAATTGCGATAACTATGGCAATGATTGCCCTACTTGCCCTCCAGCTCCTGTAAAAGGTGGGAACATTACAGTGAAGTACGTCGATAAAGCAGATAATAAGGAAATTTCCACAGGATTAATTATTTCTGGGAATATAGGAGACCGTTATTCTACTGACAAAAAAGTAATTCTTGGCTATAAACATCAGGCTATTTCGGGTTCAGCAGTTGGGCGAATCACTGAAGCAGCCCAAACGGTAACTTACATTTATACAAAAGACGCGGAGGGATAATATGGCTTCTAAAAAACCTACCATCGAGGACATGAAGAAGCAACTTGATGAACATGAGATTGATTATAGCGCTGCTAAAAAGCATGAAGACTATGTTGAACTTATGAAACAAATTGAAGTTGCAGAAGAAAATCATGAAGAAGTAGAAACACAAGAACCTACTGAGCATGAAGAAGTTTCCGAACCAGTCGGAGTTCTTGGTAAAGTTCAAGCGGCTAAAAAAGTCGAAATTGAACGTACTGTAACTAAAAAGACCAGTGATACGGATTATCTTATTGGCCGTGACTATGATGAATTGACTGCTGGAGAGCGTTTGATTATTCGTGAGAAATCACCAGAATATGAGAGCGAAGAAACAGGGGTTAAAGTTCATGTCACTGCTCGATTGATTACAAATTGGCGAATCGTCAAACTCCATGACCGAAGCTATTCTAAATTGCTCAAGGGCGAAATTTACACTTTAAGTCAAGAGGACTACGAAGTTCTTAAAGATGAAAAAGTGAAAGTGAAAACTGAAGCAACTAAGAATAAGTGCTGCGGTCAAGCTGTTTATGAGCAGATTCCGCTCTTGGAGGTTCTAAATGGCTGATTTGTTTTTATCTGGATTTGTCGGAGACGAAATTACTGGACAAGTAGTTAAAGACTTTTTAATGAGTACAGACGACCCAGATATAACAGTCTATATAAATTCCCCTGGTGGAATAGTGTATGAAGGCATGGAAGTATACAACCTTTTACGTGCTTCAGGTCGACATATTAAAACTGTTATTACTGGCCTAGCTGCAAGTATGGGTTCTATTATCTTTCTAGCAGGAGATGAACGGATAGCAATGTCTGGTACATTCTATATGGTTCACAATCCTAGCGGCTTTGTATGGGATAACGCTAATGCTATGAAAAAAGAAGCGGCGCTTCTAGAAAAAATTCAAAGTGAAATGGCATCCATATATAAAGAACGTACACATATTTCAGATATTGAGGAATATATGAACCAAGAAAGTTGGTTTAATGCTTCTGAAATGTCAGAACTAGGAATTGTAAATTCTGAGGAAATCCCTCAATTAGAAAATATTTTTGCACAAAGTAATAAAAAAGGAGAAGAAATGGCAATTACCGAAGAAATGAAAGCCAAAATGGCTAAATTAGAGGCTGAAAATGCTGCTCTAAAAGAACAGCAAGAAGAGGCTGAGTTCAATGAAAGAATGGCTGCACTTGAAGCAAGTAATGCTCAAATGCGCGCTGAAGCTACAGAACCCGAACCAGAAACTCCTGAAGAACCAGAAAGTACATCTACTAATTCTGATGATGACTCAGAACCACAAGATAATCCTACTGATCCAGAACCAGAAGATAATTCTGATGAGGATAATGACCCAGAACCTACTGAACCTGCTGCTAAAGCAAAGGTTATTGATACTCGTAAAGCTGTAGCTTCAAACAAGAAACAAAATAAAATCCCTGCATTCATGCAGACGGAAAGTAAATATTAAGGAGAATTACATTGAAACCAATTCAAATTTTTAACAACATTGAACAACGAAATGGTGCAACTCTTGTTAAATCAGATGTCAAAGCATTGTCTATTGACAACTTGATTGTAGGTGGGAAGCTTGGGAATAACCTTGCACAAGCATTATTTACATCTATTATCGAATCTGATGCAGGATTTGCTGCCTTGCTCAATACTCCACTTTCAAAACAATTGAAAGCAATGCGTGATGCATCACTTGGTGGCGAAAATGTGCCAATCTATGGTAAAAACGCTGACGGTGAGCGCACACTTAAAAATATTCCTAAAATGTCATTCTCAGCAATGACAGCAAATCCAGACGACTGCTGTGTTATTGCTGGTGACTTGCAAGTTTGCCAAGACGAAACAGTTCTAAAAGCAATCTGTATTGAAAAATGCGAAAAAGAACTTGATCGTATGATTGCATCTGTTTCTCATGCAAGCACAACCTCAGCAGTATATGCGGCTTACAAACAAATGCTTGTGGGCGCTGGTATTCCTAAATCATCACTCCCAACTCTTGAAGAATTCGAACAATTGAGCTTGATTGGTCAGTTTATCACTTTGAATATGTTGACATTCATCAATGGCCTTCTTGAAGTGGAACAAAACGGAAATATCATCAAACGTTTCTCAGGTCTTGCACAAGTCTTCGCAAATGCAGACGTACTTCCAATTTCTGGCGGTAGTGGTGTCTTGGCAGCCTTTGACCAAGTATTGTGTCGTATGAATATTATCGGCTCAGAATTCTTTGCTGGTGGCTTCCTGTTAGCTTCACGTACAGCATTTACTGCTATCCAACGTGAAGTTGTTCCAAAACGTGACGGAAATTATCCTGCAGGTTGGACAGTTACAGATACAACTGAAACTGTTAACGGCTATTCAATGCCTAAGAAAAACTATTACTTCAATGGTTTACCAGTAATTGAGTCTCGTCTTGTTTATATTGATCCAGAAACTTTAGACGGCGATATCTATCTTGTACCACCAACAGTTGGTGTGTTCTCTGGTGTGCCACTTGATATGCCAGCACAATTCATCTTGGACCAATGGAAAGATGCTAAATCTCCATTCGTTCACTTTGATGAAACATCAACATCTTATCCAGATTGCTGGACTTCTTGTGATCGCCTTACAAACTTTGGTGCAGTTGTATCAACGGAAGTTAATGCATTACTCAAGATTACAGGTATTTCATCTGGATGTGATGCCGAAATGTACAAAGGTATTGAAGGACTGATTAACATCAATTCTTACGCACCATATATCGCCTAGTATAGGAGGTTGCTATGAGTACACCTATGGATGCGTATGTACAACAAGTCAAAGAATGCTGCAAATGCTTTGAATGTGCATCTGATAAACAGTGGGAAGAAGCTGTTCTAACTGCTCTTCATGATTGGGGTAATCTTACTTGTGGTAACTGGATAGATGAACACGATATTAAGCTGCGCGTGCCTGTTTCTGAGGAATGTGGTGGTTGCTGTCCTAATATCTTAAGGGTTAATCTACCAGAAACTTGGGTACAGCAGGAAACAATCAAAGTCAAGGTACGTGCCTGGTTAGGACTTGAAACTCAAGAAATCACAGTTGATTTTGTCTTTGATGAATACACACATGATTTGATGATTGATTTATCAAATGCTATTGATTGCTGTAACCGTTGCAAGACATATGATGTGATTATTGATTATACAGTTGGTACAGACACAATCCCAGAAGGGCTTTGTCGTTGGTTCTGCTCAATTGCTAAAGTTTATATGCAGTTGGAAGAAGTAGAGTGCGCTCAATGTGGTGCTGCTGATAGTGTAGCTATTGTAGAAACTGACGGAACAAAAGATTTGTCAGCAACTATTAAGTACTTAGCTATCAAGTATTTCCAAAATGTCATAGATGAATATTCTCTGTGTCTATTAAAAACATTAAAAGATTGGACGGTTATAGCATGATTATTGAATATCTTGGCGAAAGCGAAGATGGACGAGTATGCAAGCAATGTGGTGGTAAGCCAGTGAATGTACATACTACTCGTAAAAAAATATTTGGTCGCTTATGGGAAGTTGGTAAACCTCAAGAAGTTTCTCTTGATGAATTTGACTTATATATGGCTACTGGATTATTTAAAAAGAACTAGAAAGGGCTATTATGGCTGAAAAGAAAGCAAAAGCTGCTGAAACCGCAGCGCCTAAACAGGTTAAAGCTAAAACTGGCTTATCCTATGCTCAAACACTCGAAGCGCGTGCTCAACGTGGTTCTATGACTCATCAAAAGCGTTTGGCTATTGCCAAAGCTAAGAAAAACGAATTGAAAGGAGAGTAAAGTGGGAACATTACTCGAAAATTGTAAAGCCAATTTCAAATCATGTCCGATTGGTAAAATCCAGACTGATACCATTGCTTATTTTTACAAGTTACGTGATGTAAATCGCTGTAATATTTTTGGATTTAGAAATTCGGAAGCTACAAATGCTGACATTCTATATTCATATAACTATGCTGACAAGCCAGATGAAAAGATTTGTGGTCTTGATAAGTGTGATATGACTGGTACTTTATTCGTTACCCCAGCTACTGCAGGAGAAGGGAAAAATCCTATTGTAAGTACTGTAACAACCGAAATCAAATCAAATGCTGAAAACTTCCAGTTTGGTTATATGCGATTGTTTATCTTTGGTTCTGCAGGAGAAACATTTGGTGTATCTGTAGCCAACATGACTGGTACTGGTTCAAATGATTATGCGCTCAAACTTGCTGAAGATGGTTGGAATCCATTTGTATTGGAACTCTTTAACCCAGATGAAGTTACTGCTGGTGGTTGGATTGCAGATAACAATTCAATCAAATTGATTATTAAACCGCATCAACAAGAACCATTCCGCTTATCAACTGTTGAGTTGTTTGAAGGTATTTATGATTTGGTACGTGACCAAACAATTGGATTTAACTGTATTTCTGACTTCTCAGGAGATCCAGCTCTTACAATCACAGAAGATTTATGCGATATCCCTTCTTATGATGAAACGGCTACAACAATGGAACGTTCATTGACAGCAACGAACATCATTGGGGAATTGGCAGACTTCCACAATACAACAAGCCGTCAAAAGAATTCAGAATATCTTGTACAAACTCGCGATAAATTCAAAGCTGTTCTTGAAACATTAAACGGTGTTGAATATGCAGTATTTACAATTCCAGAAATGGCTGATATCAAGTGTCCACGCTTGCTTGTTCAACCTCAAAACTGTAAATTTAATACGCTCTATCATGTAGATATTGACAATGACTCTAATGCTTTTGAAATTCCAGAAGAACAATTCTTCCGTAAAGGCAACAAGATTTATATGTCAAAAGCATATGATGGGACAGAAATTGTAGTAGCATATCCGATTTGGATTGAAGGTACAGGTTGGGATATCACAGCCGCAGACCTCAACAAACAACATTACCAAATGGAAATGGTAACACCTATCTGTGGAGATGAATACATCATCAAAGCAGATAATGTTATGCTCACAGCCTTGCCGTTAACATGGACCAATGCTGCTGGCTCTTTCACTGTTGGTTACACAATGGCAAAAGACTCATACAGTCGCTTTGGACAAATTATCAAGATTGATCAACGTAAATAAATTTGAGCAACCGTAATGGTTGCCCTTGTTTTGGGGGATAAAAGAATGAACGATTTAATTGAATTATTATCACAATTCCATAAAAATGCAGCTCCTTTTATCTCGGAGAATGAGGACGATAGTTTTTCGCTTGTGGGTTCATCTGACTATGCTACTGGCGAATGGTTTGATTATGGTGAGGGTCTTGGGAAATGCAAGCTTACCGCTAAAAATCATAGTGAGACTTTACTTACTTTGATGAATTTTATTGTCTTGGTTGATGCATTAAGTGATACTGAAGAACTTAGCTTTGATGATACGGAAGTTATTGAATTTCTAGAAAGAGAATTCGAAAGAGTACTAAGTTGCTACTTTATGAAAGATGTTAAGTACGACAATGATGTTGCTTTTCAATTCCTAACAGATAATTTACAGATTATAAATGAAGCCATCTATAACCTTACTGAGGATAAGAAGCCACCAAAGCAACTCAACTATCAGGAAATTCAAGACAGTCTTGAAGGGTCGCAATTTAATGATCCATATATCGGTATTGCCTATGACATTGCTAAGAAATTCCAGATTAGACCTTCTGAAATCATTGATGAATGGTCAACATCAGAATTAATTGTGATTTTCGCCAAACTTAGTAATGATACTTCTTTAGAAGCCTTTGTTAGTTGGAAATATAGCCAGAATAAAGCACCGAAGCGCCCTAACCCTAAGAAGCAAGCCTTCTATTTCCAAGAAATTGAGGAGAAAAGAGGTGATGAAGATGGCTGATATTTTTGATCAGATGATGAAAGATGTTGACAAGGAATTAGAGCGTAGAGCTAGAATGGCTCAAAAAATAATGAGTTTTGTTATTCATCGGAAGAGTGGGGCGCTTTCTGATTCTGTAGAGGTTGAAAAAGTATCTAGCGGTCATTATCGTGTGGGTGTGAATGAAAGTAAGCTTATAAGTGATGAACGAAATGCAGGGCATGTGAACTATGTGGGATTCTATTTTAACGGATCTCGTCCGCATACTATTCGTGCAAAGAATGGTGGAGTTCTTCATTGGAGAAAAGATGGTAAGGACTACTATGCAAAATCCGTTAAGCACCCAGGTAATAAGCCACATAACTTTATACAAGAAACTTTAGACAAAATGAAAAAATAAGGAGCGAAAAATGCAAAAATCTAAAAAAATTATTGAACTCGAAAAGGAATTAGCTGAAGAAAAAGCGAAAGAAGCACAGGTTTCTGGATTTGATTTGGTAGTCTTTGATGATTCGAATGAATTATCTGAAATTAAAGTAAAACCTCGCGAGTTAACAGCAAAAAATCAAACAGAAGTACTTTCTAGCTCAAAAGAAATCTATTCTAATATTGATGAGATTGTAACCCTTTCTGAAAAACTCGAAGCTGGAGAGGGAACAAACGAAGATGCTCTTAAGTTAATGTTTATTATTGATGAACCTTTGAAAACAATATTGTCTATTTTCTTTGATGTTGAACAAGAAAAAATTGCGACTTTACCAAATGCTGATTTGCTATTAGCAATTGTGCAGGGGGATGAGTTTATGCAAATTCAGGATAAAACAGCAAAAGTATCAAAAGAACTTAAGTATATGTCAAAACAATAATTAGTTTTCTACTAATAGGATTAATAAAAGGAGGTCATATGGTTGCTTCAGGAGTTGGTCAGTACTCAATGGATGTCAAGTCCAATTTAAAAGATTTTTATGGTGACCTATTAAAGACAAAAAAATCTCTAAAAGAATTAACTGACAAGAAAATCAGATTGCAGGTAGACAGTACGGAGCTAGACCAACTAAGAGATAAGGGGCAACGAATTGCTGCTCAAATGCGAGAGCTTCGACAACAAAAAACAGACATAAAACTTGGTAATACAGATATAAGAAATACCGATCTTGCATTACGCATGATTGACCGTCAAATAGCAAAGCTAAATAGAGATAAATTAGATGTAGAAGCTGATATTCAACCTATTAGAACAGCAAATGCAGAACTTTATAAAGTCGAAAAAGAAATTGACCGTATCAATAGTCAAAAAGTCTCTATTGACTTTGGGGATGCAGGGGCTAAGCTTGATGGTTTATCTAATAAAGTTTTCGGACTTGTTAAAGCTCTTGGGACAATGGGAGCTGGTGGAGTTGCTGCTGTTACTGGAGCTTTAAAAGAAGCAGTAAATGAAGCAAGTGACCTTGAGCAAAATTTAGGTGGAGTTCAAAAGATATTTGGAGACGAAGCTTCAAAGAAAGTAGTTGAGGACGCTAAAAAAGCTTATAAAGAAGCTGGAGTAAGCCAAAATGAATATTTAGAACAAGCAACTTCTTTCTCAGCTAGTCTTATTAGTCAACTTGAAAAAGGTCAAACGAAAACTGTAGATAGTAGCGACCAAAAAGCAGCTCTAAAAAAACAAAAGGCCGATATAGAGAAGGCTCTTAAAGAGAATAATTATTCTTCGACTGAGCTTAATATAAATTCAGAAACAAAATACGAGTATAAAACTAATTCAAAAGGGAAAACCACTAGAAAAAAAGTTGAAGATACTGATAAGAAAAATCAATTAAAACAGTATAAGAAGAATGCCTTAGACTTGAAAAAGCAGAAGGACAAAATCGACGAACAGATAGCTAATTTACCAGAATCAACTACAGAGCAAGTGGGTGGTATGAGTAAGTCAGAAGCACAAAAATCAGCTGCTGAGTATGTAAAAATGGCTGTAGTTGATATGTCTGATAATGCAAATACTTTTGGAACAAATATAGGCGAAATCCAGCATGCCTATGAGGGTATATTCAAAAATAATTACACCATGATTGATAACCTTAAACTTGGATTCAAGGGTTCTCAAGAAGGTGCAATTGAGGCAGTCAATACTTATGGTAATTTAGATGAAAAAATAACAGATATAAGCCAAGTTACTGGTCCAATGATGATTGAAACTATTCATAATGCACAGAAGGCCATGAAAATATCTGGTACAACTGCAAAAGAAGCAGCTGAAACCTATGAAGGTTCTATGAAAATGATGAAAGCTTCGTGGAAGGACTTCCTAGCGACAGGGGACACGAGCGGGCTTGAAATTTCATTGCCAATATATCTTGATAATCTAGATAAAAAACTTAAAGAACTTACACCTGTTTTAATTAAAGGGCTAAAAAAATTAGTTAAGGAGCTGCCTCCTAGAATTAAACCAGTAATGGAAGATTTAAAAAAACTTTTAGAAGAAAGTTTTGACGCTGTATTTGGTAAAGGATTCTCTAAGAATTTTGAAGATGGTATGAAGCTATTTACAGATATGATATCTGGCATATTCAAAATGATTACTAAGTCTACTGGTGGTAAAAAACCAGATTTATCTGCCTTAGGTTCATTAATCCCCAACCTATTGAAATTGGGATTAGGTCTTAAAGGTGCTGCTATTTTGTTTAAAGGAATTAAATTTGGGCAAGATTTAGGATTAAAAATTCCAAGTTTCAAGGGTATAAAAGGATTAGCTGGCGTGGGTAAGTCTGCCAAAGAAATGAAGAATATCGGAGTAAACGATTTAAAAAGTCTTGGCATGAAAATGCTGACTATTGCTGGAATTTCAGCAAATATTTATCTCGCTGCAAAAGCTCTTGAAGAAGTGCAAAATGTTGGTGATTTAGGTTCATTACAACCAAAAATGCTTGCTATTGCTGAAGCAGTTACAGGTATGGGTGTATTAGTTGCAGCAGCAGGATTTATCAACGAAAAGAAACCAGGACTTATGATTAGTGGTCTGGCAACAGTAGCATTAATTGCAGGAGATATTTACCTGGCAGCATTGGCCCTCGAAGAAGTTGATAACATCAACGGGGACTTTGGAGCAGTACAAGCTAAGATTGGTCAAATTGCTTTATGTATCACCGAAATTGGGGTTCTAGGTGCAGCAGTTGGTGCGCTTATGGATACAGGAGTTGGTGCGGCAGTATTAAGTTCAGGCTTGCTTGCAATACTTGCCATTGCAGGTACTCTTTATCTTACAGGCCAAGCAGTAGCATCTATTTCTAACTTGGAAATTGATAGTGAAAAGATATCTACAAATATTGATGCAATCAAAGAAACCATAACTGCCTTAGGAACTCTAGGATTTGATAGTTCAGTATTTGATGCTTTGGGAGAACTTCTAAATTCTCTGATTAGCTTAGGAATTATGGCCAGTGTTGTTGGTATTGGTCATGAAATAGAAGAGTTGCAAAGTATTGTACTCGTTCCAGAAACGATTGGCACAAATATCGGTGCAATTAAAACAACTTTGACAATGCTCAATGAATTAGGGTTTGAAGGTTCAGTATTCGAACAACTCGGAGAACTAATCAACTCATTTATAAAGCTTGGAATAGTTGGAAATATTGTCAATATAGGTGGCCAACTTTCGAAACTTCAAGGTCTAAATCTTGATAAAGGGAAAGTGACTGGAACGATAAAAACAATAAAAGAAGTTATCAATCAAGTATCTGGGGGAGATGATGGCGGTTTATTTAGCAAAATAGGTAAACTTCTTGACGGAGCTTTGGATGCGGATGATTTTAACCAAGCAAACGAAAAATTTAGAGCTATTAATGCAATAGGTGGTACATTGCAAGAACTGCAGAAAAAGCCTCTTGATAAAAAAGCTATTAATACAAATATTACAATCCTTAAGGATGCGATTGATAGTATCTCTAATTTTGCAACAGATGATATTGTCAATAATTTGGGTGGTATGGCCGAAGCATTGGCAACTATTACGGAAGAGATAACTAAAAATTATCCACCAGAGTATGCTGATCTTGGTAAACTTTTAGCAACTAAGATGAATGAAGGTTTCAAGTCAAATCTCAATTTTAAAAAGGCTGTTTCTGAGCGAGTGAAAGAAATCAATAAAGATACGGTACGTGGAAAAGGTAGTGAGCTTGCTACTAGTATGAATAATGGGTTTGAGTCAACACTAGATATTGGTAAAAAAATAAAAAAACAAGTAAATGATGCGCTGAATGATGAAAAAGTAAAAAAACAAATTCAAGAAGCTATATCTAAAGAATATAAGGCTACTGTTGTTATTGATGTAGATAAAAATAGTAAAGCCAAAAAAGGAAATCGTGCAGCAGGAGGGTTAGTCACAGCCAAAAATGGAGAAAGACTAATAGACTCACCAGAAAAACCACTTATAAATAATGGAGAGTATGTTATTCCTAAAAGAATTGTAGATGCACTTGGTGTTAAATTCTTTGATAATCTGCGAAGTGGTCAAATTTCAAGAACATTTGCAGGACTTGGTCAGAAAGTTTCTCATACAACTTCGAATGTCGTGAACAATATCTACAACAACACAACAAACCAAAATATGAATGTCTACCCAGGACCACGTCAAGATGTCATGTTTATAGCAAATAGGAGAATTAGAGTATGAAGCGATTAGTCCAATTTAATGAGCTTGTATTTAACTATACAGCCTATATTGAATCAAATCCAGAAATACAGACAAGTTTTAAAAATTCAACCAGTACATTTGCTAATGCTCATGGTGATTATAGCCCAGAACGTTGTGGTCCACGAAAAGCAACATCAAAGCAATTTGATTTAACGCTTATGGTTGATAAGAAGCGTTTTCCATGTGAGGACAGAGAAATTATCGAGCAGTTTGTACAAGATAATTTATATAAAGTAGGTCGCTTATGGGCCGTCCAAGGAGATGTCTTACTTTGGACTTTAGCAAAGACTTTGAATATTTCGGAAGGATACGAAGAAAAAAGAAACTTACTTAGTTTCAATGTAACCTTCTATCTTCCAGAAGGTATCTGGCATCTTGCTGATGAAACTTCAACGTATATCAATGATTATCATCAATGTGATATCACACAGTGTTATGAGTCGCTAGAACGTTACCTGTGTAGCTGTTGTCTTTGTAATATTGCACTTGCTCCAGTTAAATTTTGCCTCCCTTGTAATGGAGAGCAGCTTTGCGAAATTCCTCAGAATAAATTATCTGAAGTAATTGGTAACTGTGGCAATGATAAAAGAATAAGCTATTCATGCTGCGACCAAAAGGAGACAGCACTGGCTTATTCTGATTATGGAGAAACAACAGCATTTCTTCAGTTTGAGGGTAAAACTCTTTATGAAACTGATGATGTAGTTTTAGAAATTTGTGGCACATTTACAAATTTAACTATTGATTGGAATGGTAGCAAGTCTGTAATTGAGGGAACTTATACAGGTAATACTATTATCAATGGTGGCATTGTAAAGAATAACTGTGATTACTTGGATATTGATAAGTTTCATAGTGTCTGTATGAATACAGCAGAATGTACAGAGAGAGATTGTGGTTCAACTCATCCGAAAATTGGTGTATCTGGCTCAGAAGGTGGGATTGTATTATGGACTGTTAAAAAGGGGACAAATAATATTATTCTATCTGGATTTAAAAGAAATGAAATTCAAACTATCAAAGTTTATGTAGGGGGTATCGCATTATGACGATTAACATGCAAACAGTTATATCAAATATGCGTGCTTTAAAAGGCAAAGGTGTCACTTATTCTATGTCTGGTAGTAGAACAGGGGCAGACGGTACAGCCGATTGCTCTGGTGCTGTTTATGCATCACTTAATACAGCAGGTGCTAATATGCCGATAGGAAACACTGACAGCTTATTTACTGACCTACCTAAATTGGGATTTTCTAAAGTATCAGCTCCTTTTAAGTATGGGGATATCTTTGTATTCGGTATTCAAGGACAATCAAGTGGAGCTGCGGGACATACAGGAGTATTTTTAGATGAAAAAAACATCATACATTGTAATTACGGCTCTAACGGGGTGTCTATTGACGACTTCAATGGTGTCAAAGCTAATGACGGCAATCCGCCGTTCACAGTTTTTAGATTAGCAGGACAAGCCCCAAGCCCAACAGAGGATGCATCTTCTCAAGAGAACACCAAAGAGAATATGGATAATTCTGGTGAAATTGAGGAGTATAGCTATATTGGCGATAAATTGTGTGTGAAGGGTTGGCACTTTGCGAGTGATCCTACCAAGTCAAATTCTGGTGATGATACAGGAGGCGGCAGTGGAGGTAATACTGGCGGTACTGTGGACTGGAATAGTATGCAGTCACGTGCTCAGTTCTTCATGAATATTTGTAGTGACCTTGGTATTTCTAAAAATGCTGCTCTGGCACTTGCTGCTAATGCATACGCAGAAAGTCGGCTTGATCCATCTGCTTTAGAACCTATGGAAGCAGGAGGAGCACAAGGACGTGGATATCTACAATGGTCCTATCAATATAACTGGGGTGATGTTCCTAATCACATGTCACGAAGCTATGCAGATGCTAAATATCAACTCGAATGGGCTAAAGCAAATCAATCTCAATGGATAGATGTTGGATATGGTTCATGGGCAAATTTCTGGAAGGGAAATGACTCACCAGAATTTCTGACAAATGCTTGGGTTGCAAGTTGGGAAAGACCTGCTCAAATTGGTAACCGTTGGGCCACCTTCGCAAGTGTTGTTAATGTTGATGCATTAACTTATGGTAAATCAAGTAATTCAAAGTCTAGAAGCATCAAGGCATTTTCTGGAAGTGCAACAGAGATAATGGAAATTTTTGATGCAACGACCGATAAAAAGCTTAAGACAGTGACAGTTGACTTGAAAAGTCGTAAGGATATCGCAAAAGATAATCCAAATGTTGATGGTATTGAATGGTCAGGTATTGATTTATGCATAAACTTTGAAAATACTAATCCCTTTTATGTTCAATTTGTTCGAGTTAGAGCAGATGGAGCAAGAAAAGTATTAAATGTTACTGCGTTATTTTTCCCGCATAGTTCTTCAAGAACTGATATTGGTCATGATTATTGCACGGATTATAAGTTTTTAATTGTGACCACGGATAAAAATGGGAAAAGTCAATTTGTTAGAAAAGTTATTGGAGGTCTTAATTGGACCTTAGAAGCTAATGAAATTCCTTCATGTTCTTTTACAGTTCCAGCTTATGATGTTGACAAGTTTGATGGTCACATGGATTGTAAGGTGTTTATATACGGAAAAATATTTGAAAGAAAAAATATATCATCTCAGAAACGGGACAGACAGAAAGACATCTGAAAATAATTGGTGAGATTACCATTTCAAAGCAGTTTGATGATGTCTATAATGTTGCCACTGTTTACGGAGAAAAGTCAGACAGTTCTCAAGCTAGTTTGACATTGCGTGAAGCATATCTTGACCAACAGCAACAGGGTCATGATATTATCAAAGGCTTTCCTATCGTTATTCTTAATCCTATAGCTAATACTGAGCAAAAAAATTACTATACTAACATCACTAAAATAGCATCCAATAACTCATTGGAATATGCCATTCTTGATGAGTTTAGTATTAATTTGGAGCAAGGTAAGCTGATAGAAGAAACAGTTAGCATGAATGATGTCGCACCATTTGAAGAAAACGGCGAAAAAATAAGTGATGAGGAGCGTTCCAAACAATCCAGAATTGCTTATAACGTTGGTGTCAGACGATTAAAGGCAGCAAGAAGAAAGGATGAGATTAGAGTTCCTATCGGAGAGTTGCCATGTGATTTAAACGTTCTAGATCGTATTTATTTTGACTACCATAATAGCATTGTTCTTTTTGATAAGTGTAGCAGATATTGTAAAAAGATTTATTCAGCTTCAGATGATTTCTATATAACGAAAATCGAAACAAGCTTTGATGATAATTTGATGGAAACTAATGTTTTAACACTAAGTAAGGAGTTAAGTCGAGATGGCAGTAACTATTGATAAAGCAATCGATATTTTAGTTAGTCGTCAAGATAAGCAGGCGACTTTAGAAAGACAGCGACAGCTTCAGCGGAGAAATACAGTAACTGATAGTAAGTCAGATTTTAAAACTATGCTGAGGGGAACTGATAAATTATATACCGCATTCAGAATAACAAATGACTTGCAATACATTATGAAGTATTCTTTTAATCTCCATATACGCCCATTTGTGACTTCATTTAGTCAGACTGCGGTAACATCAAATACTTCTCTAGCTATTTATGATGGAAAGATAACGCCAAATCCACATAATCATAATGTGGCCATTGGAGTAGAAATATCAGAACATAACTTTGATACATCAAGTCTAAGAATATCCATTCAAGATGTAGATATTACAGATGCACTCATTGCGGAGTATGGAGATGAGAATAGAAAAGTTATAAATGGATATGGTTACTTTCCTAGTCAAGACACAAATTTTGATGTTATGAGAATAATTGATTATCTACCTGCTTGGCAACAATCCGTATTATTATCTCCTGGGCTAAAGGAAATTCAAATTTCACAAGATGCAGATTCACTTTGTGAGTGTGAGATTAGCTATTACATTAAATATAATCACGTGGATCGTGGGGGGACAGAATAGTGAAAAAAGATTTGTCAAAATTAGAAGCACATCTAGAAAGAAGTCCGACAGATGCGCAAGGAGTTATTTCTCTTCTAAAAGCTCAAAGCCATAACTTTGAGTATGACTTTAAACTTGATAGAAAGAGGAAACGCGAAAAAATGAAGAGTATTAAAAGAATGGAGAAAAAACATGACAGCAATTAATTATTTAGCACAAACTGGATCACTTGAGGACCTTGTTTGGTCAATTATGAATGATGCAGAGACAGAAGCTCATGCTGATCGTTTAATTAGTTCCATGAATCGTGATTTGAATGCTGAAAAGGATGAACAAGCACAAGATTTTATTTTAGATGAGATTGAAGCTTTAAAATCATTTAAAGATGATGTACGCGAGACACGTTATTCTAAAACCAAACTTGCTCTTGGTTTGGCTTCTGAGGTGGCTAAAAATAGTCAGCAAGATAAATACTCATGTATGTTCAAACATCAGCTCCTAAGCATGGCAGAAATGCGAGATGCAGCAGCTGCGATTACTTCTGATAAGTTTAAAGAATTTGCAAATAAAACTTATGAAAAAACAGCAAATAATACTTCAGTTGCGATTGCCAAATTTCTAGGACTTGAAGTAGAAAACTGCATGGCATGTTTGTTCGAAAAAAATAAAATTGAAAATGGAAAGGAATAAACTATGCAAGTACAAAGTTGTCATTCAAGTGGCATGGAAGTCTCACCAGAGACTTATAACGCTTGTACCTTTGAAATCATAGATAAATGGGCCCCCACACAGCATTCAAAAACGTGTGACACCATGTTTTATTTGAGAGATGGTACAGGGGCTTATGTATGGGATTGTGATAAATGGATATTCCTTGACTTCACAGGATATATTTCACCAAATTGGGAAGCGAATGAAGGAGAACAAGGGTACATTGAAAATAAACCCTTTGAAACTCTTGGAAATGGCTTAGTTGTTGATGATAACGGAGTATTAAAAGTCGACCCTGATTCATTACCTGAAGGCCCACAAGGTCCAAAGGGCGACACAGGTCCTGTAGGTGCTGTTGGTCCACAAGGCATACAAGGCCCACAAGGTAAAACTGGGGCGACAGGAGCAACTGGCCCAGCTGGTGCAACAGGACCACAAGGAGAACGAGGTCCCAAAGGAGATACAGGGCCTCAGGGTGCAACTGGTCCAAAAGGCGACCCAGGAACACCAGTAGATGTGTCTCAGTTTGTAACACTTGGTACGCTTCAAACTATTACAGCTAATAAGGTATTTGAGGGATATATTTCGTTTAAATTAATGCCACATGCCACAGATAAGCAAGCCTCAATGGCAATTGGGTTGAGGCAAACTAAATCAGACGGTTCTCTTGGACAAACACAATATATGGTGCGAATGAATCCCGAACTTGTTGAGACTGCCAATGGTACGAGTATTGGAATAAGTACAGGTGCTAATACAATTTTAGCTGGTGGTGAAGCACATATCGCTTTACTTAAAGCTATACAAACTCCAGAAACTACCCCCTCCGTATTGAGAAATGTAAAAGCAACAAGTGAAGCAGCGATAGTTGTAGCAGACCAAGATGCTTATATTGGGGCAGGTTATCAAGATGGTGCTACAAAACCAACTAGTGGTAAGTGGTGGAAGTTTGGTAGAGATGGAAAAGCGTTCTCTCCAAGTGGAGCAGAGATTCTTGATAAAACTTATGGAGATAAACTCTATGTAAGTTTGACCGAACCTAACCACGTATTGGGCGATACTATGTTTGATAAATTATCAATGGCAGGTGATATTCCTTGGACTGACACCAATCTGGCAGGTTTCAATAAAACTGGTCATTTTAACTATTGTATTAAAAATGGAGTTTTATACACGTTTATGTACTCTGGCCCTTCGAGTGCAATTGCAGCAGCTTCTACAACATTACTGTGGAACATACCTCCCGAAATAGGTAAACGTTTGCCACCTTTTGACCTTGATATAACAGAGTCCAATGCAATGGGGTCAAGCACTGGGTCAACAGATGTTACATACACATTGCTTTATCGAGAGCAAGATAACACTTTAAAAGTTTACAATGATAAATCTTTAGCTACAGGAAATCGTCTTACGTTTTTCCATTCGATACCATTATTGTAAGTAAAAGGAGAAATTATGGAAAGCAAAGAAACGAAGTTAGTATGGCAATTTGGACGTACTGGCGGACAATTTATCGGAGAATTTCCGATTGACGCAGTGGTAAAACCACCTTATACCGAGATAGCACCGTTGAATGGACCTTTTCCAGATGGTTCTAAAATCACACTTGATGATCAAATTTTTAATACTGCTAAACAGGAGTGGCAGCTTATTAAAGCAACTGTTGATGCTGATAAATTAGAAACGGTCCAAGTATTACTTGATGTACAAACTGAAAAAAATAGAGAGCTAGAACAATCATTAACTGATACTCAAGAGGCTCTTGCAGAACTTTATGAAAATATATTAGGAGAAGAGTAAATGGCAAATGTATATGCTGATTTAATTATTAAAGGTAAACGTAAACTATCTGATGTTAATCCAGAGTCCATGCGCGAAAAAGTCAAAGTTATTCTTATTGATAAGTATGTGGATTTAATTCATAAATACGAGTTAACGATTGATGAAGTTCCAGATGAACTAATTGAGGATATTAAAACTTCTTTAGGTTATATTACGACAAAAGATTAGGAGAGTATTTTGGAGCTAGAAAAACAAGTGCAGCAGCATGAAGATAAATTAAAGCAGCACGATAAAGAGTTATCTCGATTGAATGATTTTACTGTAGAAATGCAGAAAACAATGAATGAAGGACTAACTCGTGTAGATGAATCTAATCGATTTTTACGAGAGCAAAACACTCGTCAATCAGAACAAAACGCTCAAATTCTACAGGCTGTTATTAAAAGAAATGGAGAATCAGAAGAGAGACAGGCCCAATTAGATGAGCTTGGAAAAAAACAAGATTTTCAACTTAAAATGCTCGATAAATCAAATTTTTGGAAAGCTATTTTTGGGATAGGGGGTTCAGCTGGTGCAGTATTTGCAATAGTTATGGAAGCAGTAAAGTATTTTGGAGGTAGATAAAATGAAAAAAGAAGATGCAGGAACTATCACACGTACAGTTTTACTTTGGTTATCTATTATTAATCAAATTCTGACAGCAACTGGAAAAAATCCGCTGCCATTTGATGACATGACAGTGAGCACGATTGTGACCGCAGTATTTGCTGCTTGGTCTTGGTGGAAAAATAACAGCTTTACTAAGCATGCAAAACTTGCTGATGAATTTTTAAAAGAAGCAAAAACAGCTTCTAAACCATTAAAAGAAAAAGAGGTGTAATTATGGGATGTGCTACTTGTGGCCAAAGTAATTCAAATATATCTGGTGGAGGATCAGGCTGTTGTAATCTCCGAGCAATGGATGTTGATACACCTTTGGCAAATATCCAAAATGGAGATAAGAACTTTTGCTTTACTGAAATCACTGATAAAATCTGTGAAAGTTTAGCAAATGATGAGGGTATCCACCCTTCAGCAACTAATCAAAATAGTGATTGTGATGATTTATCATCTCTAAATGATTTAGCAACTGGATCTTTACACAATGCTCTCATGACATTAAATATGTGTGATGTTGATGCATATAAATGTTGGTTGGATAGTTTGTTAAGCTGGCAATGGAACGTGGATAAAGCTATTATCTGCGCAATCTGTGGAATTTGGGAAAAAATTCATTGTCTTGATGAAAAAGAAAAATATCTCCAATGTCAAATTGACATGATGAAAGATATTTTATTAGGCCTTGTATATGACAATGTTGATACTAAAGGTTCTTATGTAGTTCAAGAAGAAACTCCTAATTTATCTGTTGTAGTAAATAAAGACGGTTCATTTAGATATGAGTGGTCTGACTGGAATACAGCTCCAAGTCCTTGGAAAGAGCTTGGGCATGGTGTGCTCACTGGTAAGGTAAATTTCACTATGGCAGTAAATAAAGATGGAGGTCTTGACTATCATATTACTAGCATCCATATTGGAACTATTTCATATACTACTAAAAACGCAGGTTGGTCAGGTTCTGAACCACGCTACTATATTCTCGTTCCTGCGGACGGAACGCAACGCTGGACACGTAACGGTACAGTCAATAGTTCATGGTCAGTGAATGTTAATGCAAATTATCCTTTTGACAGCAAAGGGACAATTTCACCAAATCAAGAAAGTGCAAATATTGCATTTATGACATGGGGAGCAGATTGGGCAGTTGACGATAAGGTCAAGCTACAATTCAAATTTATCAATAATAACGGTAAAGTGAACCTTGACTGTCCTGCACCAGATTGTAAAGTATTTTAATTTAATTAAAGAAAGAGGAAAACAAAAATGACTGAAATTTATTCTAAATATGCTACTAGTATTAATCCAAACATTATGAACTCAAGTTCCGAACGTTCAAAAATTGATCGTATCGTTATCCACCATAATGCAACTACAAATAAAGATGTTGCAATGAATACATGGCTTCAGGGTGGTGCAGCAAACACGTCCGCTCACTATGAAATCACCTCAACAGAAATCATTGGGTGTGTTGGAGAAGAACAAACAGCATGGCATTCTGGTGATTGGAACATGAATTTGCGTTCAATCGGATTGGAACATGTCAATGAAACTGGAGCACCAAACTGGACTGTTTCAGACGATACATTGGGTAAATCAGCTCACTTGATTGCAGATATTTGCCAACGCTATGGATTTGAACCCAATGCGACCACAGTTATCCCACACAGTTCTGTTTCTTCTACAGCATGCCCAGGTGGCCTTGATATAAACAAATTGATTGAATGGGCGCGTGTCTATTATTTCAACGGGCAGTCAAAACCTAATCCAAGTCCTGCACCATCAAGTGCAATTGATACTTTAAAAAATAAATATCAAGGTGGGTTTACAATAGCAAAAATTAAAGTTGATGTAATCAAAAATATTAATGGTGGTATGCAATTTGGCAACTATGATTTAGCTAATGGTGGTAAAGGAAAAGATAAATCTTTTGACTGGACCAATAACGGTATTCCCTTCACTTTGGTAAATCTTCCAGAGGATGCAAATGTAAAAGTTGGTGATGTTTTGACTGTTAATATGAGTGGCACAATTGACCAATATGATAATGCTTCAAATGGTGTGGGTGTTAACTTTACTCAACCTTTCAATGCAGGTATGATTTGGTTTAATGCTGATGCCTTGCTTAATCGATTTTAAATAATAATTTATCCCTAACCGTCATGATTAGGGATTTTTTTGATATAATAATATTAGCTTCGTTTTGACCAAATCAGAAGCAATCTTTTTTCTAAGCACTTGCATTAAGCTGGTGCTTTTTTGTTGAGTTATTATTTGAAATGATTAGCCTATTTCTGCTATAATATAATCCTTCAAAGATTCTGCACTTAACCAATTGGTTGAGTGCTTTTATTGTTTCGAGATTAAACAAAAGTGTTATAATTAATTTGATCTAAATTAATAGATCGATTTGTCTAGAACGTCTGCTTTATGCAGGCGTTTTAATATGCTATAATAAATAGTATCAGGCTCAACCAAATCGATTGTAAGACTTCTTTTTTTAACATGTTGAGTTTGGTACTAATCCCTCAATCAGCCGAGGGATTTTTTAGTTCAAATCTAGGATAAGCGTTGTGTTATAATAGAGTTGGCAATAAAATAAAAATACTAGTCTTTTCAAATTCTCTATAGCCACGTCTT